ATTAACTTAACCACTTTTGAACTGCACTCATTGAGATGCTAATTGGAGATAAAAAATGAACAATAAAAAACTATTAAAAGACCTTAAAGATAGCTTTTCCAAAGAGAATGCGCCGCTTGATTTTAGAAGTGATGTGTACCTTGAAAATCAGTATGGGTTGTCGCCCTGCATGTCATATGACAGGGCTAGAGATATTACCCAGTTTGTCTATGACTGGGCAGATGATTATATAGCTCAGAATAAAGATATTTATCCAGAATTTTCTGGATGGCGTTGGAACTTAGATATGGCGACCGAAGAATTAAGAACGTCATCTGTTTACGAATTTGTAAACAGAATTATTGATGATTTAATAAACCGTCGATCAATATAATAATTATATTAGCATCTATGTTGTTTTGTTTCATAGGTGCTAATAAAAATAAATGAAAGGAAAAACAATGGCACAAACACAAAAAACAATACGATTCAATAAAGAATCAGATGCGCTTGTCGCGCAAATTTCGCCAACATTAGCGATTAACTATAACTTTGCAACAAATAATGTTTTCCATCGTTATTTGGTCATGACAAGGCACTTAACCCCAGAATTTAATGACAGCGAATGGCAAGCAATCTATCAAGCATTTAATGGTCGTCTGTTCAATGCAGATATAGAGCTAGAAGCCAAAGCGTTTTATTTCAGCATAAAAGAAGCCATTGCTTATGATGAGACCGTAAGGATTCTTCTTGGAGATGACCCTTTGCAAACAGAATTTCCTGAGTTTATTGCAAAAATTGAGGCACTGACAATCCCGCAAATCATTGCCGTCTTTCAAAAAGTGCATGAATTTTGGACACCCGATTTTAAATAACCTATAAAAAGCATGCTTAACCATAAAAGCATCACCTATGCGCGCTAAATAGTATCATTTTTAGTCTATAAAATAAGACGCAAAGCTGTAAAACTCTGTACCCATGAGTTTTGCAACAGACACCTTAAAAATTGCCCAAACTGCGTACCAAGACGCACTATTGGGCAAGACACTCCAAAAAGACGGCCGCCGATTAGAACAGTATGAAATCGCCGCGCTACTCGACCAAGTTGTGCACTGGTCAAACGAGGTCGCAAAAGAAGCCGCCAATGCCAGTGGCCGCAGTAGCGGATCAATACAGGTATGGCGATGACGGCGCATAATTCCGCATCTCACAGCGACCCGGCACTTGGCGCATGGTTTCCCACATCAGGCTCAGCGGATGCTGACTTAATCGACGAGCTAAACACCATCACTCCTCGCGCCCGTGACTTAGTGCGCAATGACCCGCTAGCATCAGGAACAATCAACACATTAAAAGATAATGTGGTGGGTCATCAACTCCGCTTATCAGCACAACCACGCGCGAGATTATTAGGCTGGAGTAAAGATCAATCCTCTGAATGGGCAAATAAAACAGAAGACGAATTTGCAACTTGGGCAGACACAACAGAATGTGATGCCGCCAGAAGTCAAACCTTTCTCGGTCTAACGTTGCAATCTTTTGCAGGCGCAATGATGAACGGCGACGCTTTCGCCGCGATTATGTGGCTACCACGCCCAGATGGGCGTTGGTCTACGCGCTTGCAAACCATAGAATCTGATCGCATTGCCACCCCTCCGTGGTTACTTGCTGACAAGTCAATCCGTGGTGGCATCAAAGTTAACCGATACAGTGCGCCCGTCGGTTACTGGGTGCAAAAAACGCACCCGGGTGACGGTCTGTATCGCTTGCATGGCCTATCTGCCAGCCAAAGCGATTGGCAATACATCCCTGCCTTTACAAAATGGGGTCGTCGTCGCATTATCCATCTCTTTGATAAAGAGCGCAGTGGACAAAGTCGCGGTAAGTCCATATTTTCTTCAGTCATGCGCGAGTTTAAAATGTTAGGCGATTATCTTGGCTATGAACTGCAAGCATCAATGCTAAATTCCATGATTGCAAGGTTAATAAAAACCGACTTATCACCCGATGCCGTCGCGGAATTATTTGGCTCTGATTTTTCAGACGGCAGTTATTATCAATCCGCGGCAAGTACAATCAATCAGCGCAAAATGACAGGCGGCACATTCCAAGTTGTGCCTGCTGGATTTTCGATGGATGAAAATGCCCCCGTTCGCCCTAATGTCGCTTTTGCTGGCTTTGTGGAATCAATCGACAGAAATATTGCAGCAGGGCTTAACATCCCATACGAGCTACTACTTAAAGACTTCTCAAAAACAAACTACTCCTCTGCCCGCGCGGCTTTAATCGAGGCATGGCGTTATTTCCACTCAAAACGTCGTTGGCTACAAGACCAGTGGATTAACCCGATTTATGAAGCCTGGATGGAAGAGGCGGTTAATTCTGGCCGCGTGGTTGCGCCTGACTTTTATCAAAATAAATTTGCCTACTGCTCTTGTCGCTGGGTATTTTCTGGACGCGGATCGATTGACCCCGTCAAAGATGCCAAAGCGGCTGAGTTGCGACAAAAACTCGGCCACAGTACGCAACAAGAAGAGTGCGCTGAACTCGGAAAAGACTATGAAGACGTGCAAAACCAGCGCGGTCGTGAGCTTAAACAAGCATTTAAAGTAGCTGAAGAGCTAGGGCTACCGATTGAATCTGCTTATTATTTAGCGGGCTATTCAACCGCCGGCATGGACAGCTTAGCCACCTCTTCTGAAGACCTGACCCCTTATTACGCTGACAGCACAGAAGCGCAAGAACAAAGCGGTACAGATAGCACGACTAAACCGCAACAACCAGAGAACAACAATGCGTAATCCTCAACTATTCGGGCGTATATTTAACACGCCGTTACTCATTCACCCAGCGAAATTGGATGCCATTATCGTTGGTATTGGTGAGCGTTTTGGCATCCAAGACTATCAAGTTAAAAACGACATGGCCATGATTGCCACGGGAGAAAAGAAACGCCCGGGGTATAAAATCATCGGCGGTATTGCTGTGATTGATGTGTTCGGGGTGCTCTCGCATCGCGGCAAAATGGAGGGCGATAGCACGTATATCTACGGCTATAACGATATTGGTAAAGCCATTCACGCCGCTGTTTTAGATGGCGATGTATCAGGCATTTTGCTAGAAATGAGCACGCCGGGCGGCGAAGTGCCAGGCGCATTTGAGCTGGCGGCAAATATTAAAGAATGGTCTGCCATCAAGCCAATCCACACCGCCATCTCAAACCTATCTGCATCAGCAGGGTATTTACTTGCCGCCGCAACCAATAAAATCGGCATCACAGAAACAGGTGTTGCCGGCTCTATTGGTGTTGTCATGCGCCATGCAGACATATCAAAAATGGCAAAAAAAGAGGGCATCACTGTCTCGCACATCTATGCAGGCTCGCACAAAGTGGACGGCAACCAATTTGAGCCGCTGAGCGATTCTGTTCGCGAGAGGATGCAGGCGGAAGTCAACTATGTTTACGATCTATTCGTAAGCACAATCAGCGAATATCGCGGCTTATCATCTGCTGTTATTCGCGCTCAAGAAGCGGCCGTCTTTACGGGGCAGTCCGCTATTAATGCAGGGCTTGCAGATGTCATGGCCACTGCGGATAACATGCTGATTGATATGCAGCAAACTCTATCAAAATCAACAACAGGTATCACTATGACAGCAGAAAAAAAAGGGGTCGAGTCAGGCGTTGCAGCACAGCAAGCGCGTGACGAAGGCGAAAAAACAGGCATGATTGCCGGGGCGTTAGCAGAACGCACCCGCATCAGTGCCATTTTAAATCACGACGAAGCCAAAGGCCGCGAAACGCAGGCCAAAGCGTTTGCGTTTGAGACCGACATGGATGCAGAAACGGCAGGTAAGTTACTGGCCTCTGCTCCAAAAGTCGCCGAACCTGCCGCAAATCAAGGCAACGCATTTGAAAATCACATGAATGCACTTGGAAACCCAGATATTGGGGCAGATGCTGACGGCGACGCGCAAGAAAACGACGAGCAGGCAGCGATGAAACTTATTTTAGGAGGCAAATCCTAATGCCTACAACACAAGCATCTTTTAGCAGTGCGACCTATTCGCCTGATAACCTAATCGCAGGTAATGCAGACCTATTAGTAGGTCGTAAAGTCACTATTATTTCAGGGCAAAATTTAGTTCGCGGCTCAGTCCTCGGAAAAATAACGGCCAGCAGTAAGTATAACTTAAGTGCATCAGCGGCAGTAGATGGCTCGCAAACGCCTGACTTAATTTTGGCCGAAGCGGCCGATGCCACCGCTGGCGATGTTGAAGCGATGGCTTATCAACGCGGTGATTTTAATCAAAACGCATTAACACTTGGCGCAGGACACACCATTGCATCCATCACGGAAGGCTTGCGTGGTAAGGGCATTATTTTAGTTGACGGAGGAGCATAACCATGGATTTATTTTCTACTAATGTTTTAACGGGCGTTGTTAACAGCTTATTAACGCCCAGCCAATTTTTATTAAATCGCTATTTCGGACAAATCCAAACGGAAGCCTCAGAAGAAATTCATTTCGATATTATTGACAAAACACGCCGATTAGCCCCTTTTGTCTCGCCCGTTGTAGAGGGCAAGGTTGTTGCTAGCCAAGGGCATACAACAAAAACATTTAAGCCCGCTTATTTAAAGCCTAAAACGGTCTTTGATTCAACGCGTCCCTTAAAGCGTGCGGCGGGTGAGCCTATCGGCGGCACGATGTCGCCTGATCAGCGCATTGGCATGATGATTAGGCGTGATTTATCCGACCATAAAGATCAGGTTGACCGTCGCCTGGAAGTCATGGCGGCAGAAGCACTAAGCACAGGTGCAATCACGGTAACGGGTGACAATTACCCAACAACTAACGTAAACTTTGGACGTAACGCTAACTTATCCGTTACCTTGGCGGGTGCAGCTCTTTGGAGCGACCCAGCTGTTGACCCGCTAGATGATTTACAAGACTGGTCACAGACGGCTTTACAAATATCCGGCGCAATGTTGCGCGATGTCATCATGACCGTCGATGTTTGGAAAATATTTAGAAAAAAAGCCTCTGTGCAAGCTGAACTTGATCGTTTTCGCGGCAGTTCTACTATGGAAACCGCCGCGCAAATTGAAGAGGGCGGCGTTTACATGGGCATGATTGACGGCTTTAATGTTTTTGTGTATTCAGGGTGGTATCTTGATGCGGCAGGTGTTGAGCAACCTATCTTACCTGCTGGCACAGTGCTAATGGCGGGCGCACAAATTGAAGGCGTACAGGCTTTTGGTGCAATTCGTGACGAGGATGCGGGTTATCAAGCCTTACCGCTGTTTTCTAAATCGTGGGTAAGCAAAGACCCGTCTGTGCGCTATCTACTGACACAATCAGCTCCTTTGATTGTACCGACGCGGGTTAACGCCTCATTTACTGCCTCTGTGCTATAGGTATTATTATGCAAGTTATTACCCAAAACGCGATAAAAATAGATCCTAAAAAGGACATCATCCCTGCTGACACAAAAGTTAATTTGCCTAAAGAGATTGCTCTGAAGTTAATTGAGCAAGGCGCAGTGACTGAGTTTAAAAAATATGATGATGCTCCCATCGAAGTTGATGCTGTCGAGCCACCTGATTACAATATAGTTGTCGATTAGAGGAATGGAATGAACCACAAAACCCTAGCCAATATCGCCAAAGATGCCTACGATTACGCCGCGTTTAATATCGGAGAATGTGAAGCCATCATAAAATATTATGATGATGTGCAAGTCGTGGCCTTTCGCGGCACAGAAACGGGCGCTATTTTTGACGGTGCTGGCTGGGTAGATGTGGTTCGTGATCTACGCGTTATACCATGGTATGACAAGGACACAGGTTGGGTTCATGCCGGGTTTTTAAAAGGGGCTCAAAGAGCCTCAGATTTTTTGGCCAGTAAATTAGACAAAAGCCTCCCCGTTATTATGACGGGGCACTCAATGGGCGGTGCATTATCGCTA